TCTCCATATAAGGTTAGTAAGAGAATAATCACATGCTTTTTATACATGCTATACATACTTTAGTATCAATCTAACACTAAGACACACCGCGACATTAGAGATGCTTTCGAAGTACTCTTAAGATCTTAAAAACTTTATAAAAGGTCTATAGGTGTTCTTCTATAGATATATATAGGGTTAGTCCTATCATCGATGTATAAGGGGGATTGGGAGATTTATATCTATCCTCCCCCGTGATCGATTTATTCGATCACTAGTGTGTGCACAAGGGTCGGACGTTGTACCTTTCCCCGTCATGACAGTGCATGAGTAGGCACGTGCTCAAGGTAGCCTTGGCCATGACTTGGCCACAACCAGACTCGCAGTAGATCGATCTTTGGCGCAAGTGAATGGGACGGGGGGTCGGGATTTGGGTGCACCACTACCGTCCCCGCCCCAAGGAAAATTCACTATTCCTACCTACCTTAAATATCTATTTGTGTATGATGAGTACATCGACAACATGGAGATGTACGAGATGTTTACGTTAGAGAGAGGGTTAGCGATACCGGAGAGGAAGACTAGTCCTAAATACCCTTACGAACAGTTAGAACTAGGAGATAGTTTCTACATACAAGATGGTGACTTAGCTAAGTTATGTAATGCTAACTATAGAGAGTGGAGAAGGACTGGAAAGAAGTACACGGCAAGGAAGGTGGATAAGGGTGTTAGGGTGTGGAGGATTGAGTGAAGCATGATGATGCGGTGAGATGGATTACGAAGTATGCAGAGGGTGATCCTAGCTATCCGTATCTGGCGATGAAGTGGTATGAGGATGAGAGGAAGAAACGTCCTTTGAGTGCTGATGAGCAAAAGACGGTGTTGTGGTTAAAGGAGACTTATGGAATTGAAGCAAGATTGCAGAAACTGCCATTACAGCCAAGAGATTGGGTTAAAAGAAAGCCATGAGGGTAAGGAAGTGGTATTGATTTGCACAAGGGATGGTTTGCTCGCAGAGAAGGTGTGCATGTATTACCAATATGAACCAGGTACTGAATGAAGTTTGATCTCAATCACTTCTATAAGTTCTGCAAGGAACTGAAGGTTGAAACCAAAGAGTTAGGGATACAACGGTTAGGGAATCGTTTGCTTGGTAGCCAGACCTATGTGATGGAGGAGGTTGCCAAGGGGTTGAACAACAACATTCACTTCTTTGTGATTCTTAAGGGTAGGCAGTTAGGCATAACGACCATATCGCTTGCTTTAGACCTTTACTGGCACTTTAAGAACCCTGGGTTTCAGGGGACGTTAACAACGGATACGGAAGAGAATAGAGATCAGTTCAGAACGACACTGGCCATGTACATGGATGGTTTGCCACCAGAATTCAAGATTCCTTTAATGACGCATAACAGGAATCAAATGGTCTTAAAGAATCGATCAAGGCTTTTCTACCAGGTGGCAGGCTTGCGAGCCAAAGGTTCGTTAGGACGTGGTAAGGGGATTACTTACCTGCATGGTACTGAGACATCGTCTTGGGGTGATGAAGAAGGATTGGCATCACTGCTAGCGTCGTTGGCAGAAAAGAACCCTAACAGGTTATATCTCTTTGAAAGCACTGCCCGTGGGTTCAATATGTGGCATGACATGTGGACGGTTGCTAAACGTGCCAAGACACAGAAAGCAATCTTTTGTGGCTGGTGGCGTAATGAACTCTACAGTGCTGATCCCAAGTCAGATGTGTATCGGGTGTACTGGGATGGGAAGTTAAATCCGGAAGAGAAAGAATGGACAAGAGAGGTTAAGAAGCTTTACCAGGTAGAGATCAATTCAAGGCAGATTGCCTGGTGGCGATGGAAGATGGCTGAAGGCATTAAAGACGAAGCCTTGATGTATCAAGAGTTCCCGCCGACTGAAGACTATGCCTTCATTATGACGGGTTCGAGTTTCTTCTCACATGCTCGATGTACTGATCAAGCCAAGGTTGCCAAGCAATTGCTTCCCAGGTTTTATCGGTTCTCCATGGGTCAACTCTTTGAAGACACAGAACTCATTCAAAGTACAGAGCGCATGGCAACGTTAAAGATATGGGAGGAACCTGTTGACAACGCCTATTACGTTATCGGTGCTGATCCAGCATATGGAAGCAGCGACTGGGCAGATCGTTTCTGCATCCAGATCTATCGATGCTATTCGGATGGACTTGATCAAGTTGCAGAATTCGCTACCTCAGAACTCAACACCTACCAGTTTGCCTGGGTGGTTTGTTACATGGCAGGAGCTTATAAGAACTCCACCCTCAACTTAGAAGTTAATGGACCTGGTCAGGCTGTCATCAATGAAATGCGTAACTTAAAGCGTCAAGCACAGACCATGGAGCCTAAGAAAGCTAGAGGGCTTATGGATGTCTTATCGCACATGCAGCACTACCTTTGGCGGCGAAATGATTCTCTGGGTGGCGTGTCTAACTCACTGGGTTACCTCACCACGCATTCATCCAAAGAACGGATGTTGAATTACTTTAAAGACTACTTTGAGCGTGGGATGATGAATGTGTATTCCATGGACTTACTGGAAGAGATGAAGTCTGTGGTGCGTGACCAAGGCTCAATTAGTGCCTATGGACGCAACAAAGATGATCGAGTCATTGCCACAGCCCTTGCTTGCGTCGCCTATGCCGAACAACTCATGCCAAGGCTCTTGCAAATGCGCATGAGCAGAGATCGTAAAGAAGAAGCGATTAACCCCACCCAAGTACCTGTGGTGGATAAGCAGATTAACAATTACTTGAAGGCGATTGGCGTTGGCCCTCAATAAGCGTCAAATGATGGAGGTCATCCCTGCTTTCTTGCGGGATAAACGGCGTGGCATTTCGGTTGCCTTATTTGCCGAACTATGCGGTCTTAATCCATTGCATCTCAGAGATGTGTTTCTCAATGGCAAATATCCGCTGACAGAACTCGTACAGACCCGTGTTAACCGTGCTTATGAGCAATGGGTGCGTGGTGATGTTGCCATCATGATGAAGTCAGGTAAGAAGTATCTTGAGTTCAGAAAGCAACCCAAGCCACAGATGGTCAAACGTCGCTTGATTACCTACGATGGCAGCGGCTTTAAGTTAGAACTTGGCATACGACCCAAGTCACAAGACTATCAACGGCCTAATCTTGATCAACAACTAAGGAGAACCCATGGCAGTCGTTCATGACTATAAGTGTCCCGCACACGGCTTTTTTGAAAGCAGAGAGCCTGTATGTCCCCATGGTTGCACCGCAGACATACAGATGGTCTTCTTGCAAGCTGTCGGTATGAAGTCAGATTCCACCAAACATGCTGACACCACACTGCGTGAATTAGCCAAGGATTACGGCATGAGTGACATTAAGTCTTCGCGTGAAGGTGATCATCAACAACATGCACTGCTAGGCAATAAACAGGCTGGTAACCCACAGAATCCCTTTGCCGTGCAATGGGGTAATCCCAAGCAATTAGGCAACTACAATCTGAATTCAATCCATGGTGAAACCGTTGGGGGCTTGTCTGCGGTGAAAGAAAGTGGTATAGCATTGCGCAAACCAACGCCATCGGTGGTCATTCGTGATCATGAGAACTTAAAGTTACCTACATGAGAATTCCTGACGATCCCATACAGCGCGAGTATTTCTACAGTGATTTGGTAGATAAATGCTCTGTCAGCATTCAGGAGCGCACAGGCACCTATGACTCCCTGCGTTCGTATTATCTGTTTGGTGCTGGCCTTGATGCACCGCCAGCCTACTACAACAAGATTTATCCGCACATTGACCAACTCTCCTCGTTTCTCTATTCCGCAGAAACAACACGATTTACGATTGCATTAGGTGCTTCGGTCAATTCACATGAACAAACCAAGATTCCATCGCTTACGGGCGCATTAAATGACGATTGGCTTAACAGCAATGCTGATCAAGTTTTTGCCCAAGCGTTGAACTGGGCGCTTTGCTACAACTCAACCTTCATCAAACTCATTCAGAAGAATGGCTTGCACCCCTACATGGTAGACCCGCGGTGTATTGGGGTGTATCGAGAAGATACCCCGCATACAGACAGGCAGGAAGCCTTAGTACAGATCTACTACATCACCCGTTCTGAGTTGTATGCCAGGCTTTACTCGCATCCTAACCGTGAGGCGCTGCTGGCTCGCTTGCAAATGGGTGCCAGTCAAGAGAATCAAGTACCTGATGGCATCCAGCGTTTGATCCTGTCAGCCACTGATCCAACCATGTACGGCAATGTGAATCTGAATATTGCCGGTATGCAGCAATACAAGGCTCGTGTTGCTGAAGATACGATCAAGATGACTGAGTTATGGGTCTGGAATGACAATACTGATGACTATCAGTGCGTCACCATTGCAGACCCGAATGTCATCATCTATGACAGGCCTGGTGAAAGCATGTTCTTAAAGGGTGAATTGCCCTTTATTCAACTCTGTCCCAC